CTGGCATTAAAGGTCAAGATGAAAATCGTAAATGTATTGTTCAAGTACCTTGTGTAGACATGTGGGGAGAGTCGTGCCCAGTCCATGCTCAGTTACGTCCTTGGTTTAACGATCCAAGCATGGAGCAGTTGGCTAGAAAGTATTGGAAGAAACGTTCATACGTTTTCCAAGGACTAGTAGTGTCCAGTCCAATGGACGAGGAGAATACTCCAGAAAATCCTGTTCGTAGGATGATTATTAGCCCTCAGATTTTTACAATCATTAAGAGTGCATTAATGGACGTTGAGATGGAAGAAATCCCAACTGATTACGAACGTGGTACAGACTTCCGTATCAATAAAACCCAAAAAGGTGGCTATGCTGATTATAGTACATCATCTTGGGCTCGTAAGGAACGTAGTCTAAACGAAGAAGAGCTTGAAGCAGTTTCAAAGTATGGACTGTTTAACCTCGATCAGTTTATGCCTAAACGTCCTGGTAAAGAAGAAGTTGACATTCAACTAGAAATGTTTGAAGCATCTGTTGATGGCAAACTGTATGATCCAGAAAGATGGGGTAATTACTACCGTCCAAATGGAGCAACATTTGCTAATTCTACGTCAGCAATTAATCCTCCGGCTACACCAGCACCTGCTCCTGCACCAGCGGCAGAAGTGGCACCTGCTCCAGTAGCAGAAGCGGCACCTGCTCCAGTAGCAGAAGCGGCTCCAGCGGCAGTACCAGCCGAAGCATCTGGTGAAAAGAAGCCTAGCGTCGATGAAATTTTAAGTATGATTCGTAGCAGGGAAACTTCAAGTCAGTAAAGTAATATAGGGAGTTCCGGCAAAAACCTCCTTTCGGTAACCAGCGAGGTCTCCCTAATTACAATAGAGAGGATTACATATGACAAATAGAGCATTTGACGTTTCTAAGTTTCGTAAAAACTTAACTAAAGCCGTGCCTGGAATGAGTTCTGGCTTTAATGATCCAAGAGATTGGATTAGTACAGGCAATTATTGTTTAAACTATCTTATGTCTGGTGATTTTACGAGAGGTGTTCCTCTTGGTAAAGTAACTATGTTTGCAGGAGAATCAGGAGCAGGTAAATCGTATATTGCATCTGGAAATCTTGTAAGACATGCACAAGAACAAGATATATTACCAGTAATTTTAGACACAGAAAACGCCTTAGATGAAGATTGGCTAAAAGCATTAGGCATTGACACAGATCCTGAGAAGTTAATGAGGTTTGGTGTTTCAATGGTTGACGAAGTAGCTAAATTTATTTCTGAATTTATGAAATCTTATAAAGATGAGTATGGCGATCTTCCTTACGAAGAGCAAAAAAAGGTTATGTTTGTTATTGATAGTGTTGGTATGTTGCTAACACCAACAGATATTAACCAGTTTGAAGGAGGAGATCTAAAAGGAGATATGGGTCGTAAGGCAAAAGCACTAACGGCACTGATTAAGAATACAGTAAATCGTATTGCTCCCCATCCAGTAGGACTAGTAGTTACTAACCATACATATGCTTCACAAGATATGTTTGATCCAGATGATAAAATTACAGGTGGTGCTGGGTTTATCTATGCAAGTTCAATGGTTGTAGCAATGAAAAAGCTAAAACTTAAAGTAGATGCAGACGGAAATAAAACATCGCAGGTACATGGTATTCGTGCCGCATGTAAAATTATGAAAACAAGGTATTCTAAGCCATTTGAAAGTGTACAAGTGGAAATTCCGTATACAACTGGAATGAATCCTTATAGCGGACTAGTTGAATTATTTGAAGCTCGTGGGTTTCTTAAAAAAGAAGGTAACAAGCTATCATATACCATGCTAGACGGTGAAGTAATCAAGGAGTTCCGTAAGCAATATACTGGTGAAGTCTTAGATAAAGTGATGACTGACGTTGTTGCCCGTGGACAAGAACTAGCATATACTGGTGCAGAAGAAGAAGTAGAACTTGAAGAAGTAACAGAAGAGGCTTAAATGAAAGGTTTTATGAAACGAATAGGCCGTTATAGGCTTATTTTAGATAGGAATAGTAATCAACCTTACTTAGAGAGGTACTATCTTTTCTTGAAGGACCGTAAAAACTTTCCTTTTAACATATTTCTTCACAAATTTCTAAAAAGTGACCCGGATGATTTGCATGATCATCCGTGGTCATACTTTACATTTATACTTAAAGGTGGTTACTGGGAACATACCTTAGACGGGAAGTACTGGAGAGGTCCTGGACATTTTAGAATTTGTACAGCCGAAAGCTATCATAGGATTGAAATTGATCCTAGTATTGATGTGTGGACATTGTTTATGCCATTTAAGCAAAAAAGAGAATGGGGATTTTTAGAAAAAGGGAAAAAATGGGTTGATCACCAGACCTACTTGGACAAACTTGCTAGAAAATATGACTAAGTATAGCGACTTTATAAAGTAGAATACGGAGATCAATAATATGAGTGATAATTCAGGAGAAATGCTTGCCGAGATATGGATAGCATTAAAACCCTACCTTGATAAAAAAGAAAGAGCAGATGCCGCCCAGTCGTTTGTTAGAGTAGCAGAAGAGTATATTAACCTAGAAGTCCACAGAGAAGAGTTAGTAGAAGCAGGAAATGAAGTAACTAATGCCTTAAATGAAATTCTAGGAGATTATGATGAGGATGATGACGAAGAGGAGTACTAAGTGAGCACCTGGTATAGAAAAGTTCAAGCAGATATATCAAATTTACCAAATTGTATAGGACATTTTGAAAATGAGGTAGCAGAAGCAAGAAAAGAGCTTAAAATGAGTGGTAGTTTAGAGAAAGCTAGCCGAGAAATGCCAGGACAAGTTGAATGGAGGTTTAATCAGCTACAAGAAATTGAAGCAATTTTAGAACATTTGAATATTGAGCTTAGAAAGATAAGATCTGCAAAATTTAGGCAGTTTACAGAGCATTACAACCGCACATTAAGTAGTAGAGATGCCGAAAAATACGTTGATGGTGAACCAGAAGTGTCGCAAATGGAAAATCTAATCAACGAATTTGCATTATTACGGAATAAGTTCATAGGTTTAACAAAAGCATTAGATGCCAAGTCCTTTCAGATCAATAATATCACAAAATTACGGGTTGCAGGACTAGAAGATGTAGAGTTACGATAAGTCATTGATTAATAATAACAATCTTTTTTTGAAAATCCTTTATAATCAATAACTTAGTAAGGCATAAAGAGGTTGACCTTTGGTCCTATTTGTCGTAAACTGTATAAACAATAAGGAAACGAGGAATAACGATGTTTGTACTTAAAAATTCCGAAACTAACACCGTAACTAGGTTTAGACCTTGGTCAGACGGAACTTTAGTTTTCGTTGAACAGGATAATGACGGACATCTTGGTATCCAAGGCGATATATTGCCTGAGGAAGCTCGTGAACTTTGGCGCATATGTGTCAAGAATGGCGCCGTTCGATGCAAATAAGTAAAAAAAGTTACAAAAAAGACAAAATAATGGTTGACCTTTGGTCCGTTTTGTCTTATACTGTAAGTACAATAAGAGTTCAACCACGCGAAACTAAAGGAAATTAAATGTCAGCTTTTATAAAAATTACAAATGGTAAGTATCGCACTTTTACAGTACATAACAAGGTACTGCAATTAGTAGCAGATTACAACGAAAAGGGCGGTTATGTAACTGTCGTTGCAGATGACTCATTTGGTGAGTTTTCAGATAAGCAAATCCGTGTTAAAGTTAAAAGCATGGACGATATCACTCCTGCTAATGCTGGTGAAGCATTTAACAATGATGCTCCTGCTAAAGAAGTACATGATGCAGAGTATGATGCAAAACGTTTAGAAGAAATTGCAGAACGTTTTGAGATCCTCGAAGATATGACTGATGCGGCTATTGAAGGTACAGTCCGTGCAATGATTGTCGTAGGACCTCCAGGTGTTGGTAAGTCTTTTGGTGTTGAACGTACTCTTGAAAAAGCGGCTATGTTTGATAAAATTGCAAATATGTCTCCTCGTTTTGAGGTTGTTAAAGGTGCAATGAGTCCAATTGGCTTATATTGTAAATTGCATCAGTATTCAGATGCTGGTAATGTGCTAGTGTTTGATGACTGTGATAGTGTTTTAATGGACGATTTGTCCTTGAACATTCTTAAAGCGGCTTTGGATAGTTCTAAGAAACGTATTATTTGCTGGAATACAGATTCTGCAATGTTACGTCGTGAAGGTGTTCCGGATCGTTTTGAATTTAAAGGTAGTGCTATCTTTATTACTAACATTAAGTTTGATAATGTAAGAAGTGCTAAACTTAAAGATCATCTTAGTGCTCTTGAGTCTCGTTGTCACTATTTAGATCTTACACTTGATTCAGCATATGATAAAATGCTTCGTATTA